CTGCCTTCGTGATCGACTAAGTTTTCGTTAGTCCAACCTGATCCTTTCACCGCATTGATATCTAATGTTTCCTGAAGATTTGCCTTAGTAATCTGCTTGATTTTTGAATCGGTAACGTCCTCTACGACAACAATATCGGCGGCATCGAGAGCGGTCAAAGCATCTCGCTGTGAAGGTCTTTTTATATCGGAAGTGGTCAAAGTTGCCATATGTTTCTCCTAAATCTATTATAACACAATTCATGAAACTGTCCACAAACACTATCCAAGCCACCACAAACACTATCCAATCGTCACGACTATATCACAGTAGCGTCACAGCTATATCACAGTAGCGTCACGCTGTCTGATAAGCAGCTCAACCTCGTCCGATTCCGGAAGCCAAGTGATTCCTATCACCTGACCTCGTAAAGTCCCGTAATACGTCCGCTCTGAGTCATTGAATTTGTATGCGTCAGTATAAGTGGCTCCATGTTGTTCCCCGATGACAACATCATCACCCAAAACAAAATCATCACCCAAAACATAGGACCATAACTTCGGTATCCGGTATCCTCGGGTCTTAAGAGATACGGTAGCGGAAATGATATCAAAAATCCTGGGTGACGGATACACGTCCGAATCTATCCGTAAAGTAACCAAGGGCCTGATCGTAGTGATATCTTGAGCAATCCTCAATGCTTTTTCTGACGCATCTGTTGAATTCGTCAATAACGATTCATAAGTATTGATTCGCTTGATGAGGTGTTCGTTCAAAACGGATGTTTCGTAAGTGTCATTCTTCACTTCTGAATAAGTGTTCAATCTTTCATTCTTGCCGTATTTGACAATAATGTTAGATGCGTAAAAATCAGCGTTGCGCTTTATGGGTATGTCGGAATTTCTGATGGCTATCGAAGGAATCGTTGCGCTTTCGGTTCTGTCGGGGTCGTCCCTTCTCAAAGTGATCTTGTCGATATCCTCGTATCGGAAACCCCAATTCGAGCCAGCTTGTAAAATTTGTATCCAATCGTATAACTTTTTGGTTTCTCCCATGTAAAGACTAACATCTGAAAGATATGCTTTTTCAGCTTCCCATTCGGTAGTGTCGTAATTCGATGAATTATATTCTATCCCGACCAAACGATTGTTCAGATCGGAAATGATATCGGCAGGATTTGTAATGTCCCTCATGATCCCGGTTACAAATATTTCTCTCAGACCTTTTGAGGAATCTCCATCAACAAAAGCAGAGTCATTATCGAGTGAGAATGTACCATCGATACCCTCATCGATGAGCAAATCGTAACCCGATGCATCTGTGATAGCGGTAGCCCAAACTGCGGAAGAAATATCATAATATGCACATTCTTTGTAATTTGTCCCCGAAGCATAGAAGATGAACCCACCGGATGGGGCGGGGTCTCCGAAAGCATAGGTCACATCGGAAGTAAACGCTCGTACTGGACGGACACGACAAGACGTGGATTTAGCTGTGGATACTTGACCGCCATTGCCAAAGTATTGCCTCCAAGCATTTGAGGCATCGACCTCGGTACTCGACCAGTAGTCAGCTGTAGAAGAGAATCCACCCAAGCCGGCGACATGTAAATCATACAGCAAATCCAATTCGTCCTTTGACGGCAGGTACCAATCGCCATGCCCGACTTCGAGGAGTTTTTCGTCTTTCAGATGATACAGTTGCGTGATGCTTGTAGAAACCGTTGCCCACCGGAATTTTACCGAGGTGGAATCTTTTTCTATGGGATACGCTTTGGCCTGAATGACTGTGCCGTATCCATCGGGAATAATCTTCCCGTTCGTGTCCTCGAAAATCCCTTCAAGGCCTGTGAAAACTTCCGTGGGATACGATATTTGCAGTCGTTCCCGCTTGTCTGCCAAATCAATAGTGAAGTCTCTTGTGGTAAGGGTATAATCTTTAATGTATCCCTCGAACATCAAGACCAAATCATCGTACTCGTCCCCCTCATCGCCACGCTTGATTCTCACCGTATTCCCGTAGAGCTTTTCATCCACATCGAAGAATCCGTCACCGTCAAAATCCAATTCATTCGAGAGGACGATTGAACCGCCGCCGAAAGAAATGATTCCATATTCAAGAGGGTCGGCCTTGTCTGAAAGAGCCGGAATCGAGAGGAGGAGCGGTTTATAAAGCTGGCTCCTGAAATACCTGACCATATCTGAAGAAAACCCCAAAGCTACTCCGGTTGAAAGCGAACTTGCGGAGGGAATGAATGTATGCGGAAGATGAACATAAAGCAATTGATTGTCGTAATCGAAATAGAATGAATTTTCACTGGTCAGGCAATCCGCTAACGAGGTAACACTCGGGACTTGCGTGGTGATGTTTATTATGACACCAGTAACGTTTTTGTCAACATCGTTGTATTCATCATCAGCTAGGAAAGTATCCGTCCAATAAGATGCTATCGAGGTATAAAGAGAAGATGGGGAAACTGTGACTACCGTAGAATAGACGTAGGGGGCATAGGGAGTAAAAGAACCTGAGTATGGCGAAGTCTTATCTATTTCTACGATTGTATACATAAGTGGCATTTCCTTCTATAGTGATGTAGAACGAACCTAGGTGATCGGTAACTTTTAAGGATATCTCATGATCATGGGGATTCTGTATGGTTGCTGGAGAATCAAAGACACCCTCGGTCATTCTCAAACCTGAATATTCGTATCCCTCTAAAGATTGTAGACAGACATTGTTCTCATGGATGAAATCGATGTATCTAAAGAGTCTGAAACCTTCCCGATCACGAATCTCTAAAGAGCATGAAAACAAAAGAAGCACAAGAACAATCAGAATCTTTTTCATATCTCCTCCTTAAGAAATACGGAAAATCAAGATGATGACGCCTGTATCATTGGTGATGTTTGTATTCTGGGCAAGTGACTTCATCAGGGTTGTTGTTTCTATAGTTCTGGCCTGTAGAGTCACATACACTCCCGTTGCAACTGGGGTTTTGATGTAATATCCCGAGGCACTACTGCCGCTACCAGTAACATATCGCATTTCACCGATAGACATTGCGGATATGTTCGTGCTTGCTCCGATAGTACCCAAACCTTCATATGACACCCTCATCCCTTTGGCTGTTCCAAGAGTCAGGGAAGTAAAGGTCGGGTCTGCGAAAACCGGGCTGTCCGTAGTCCTCAGGTCTTGGTTCATCCTGTATTGCGGGGTCGTCACGTCAAGACGGTATTTCGTCCATGCGCTGGAAGCCAAGACCAAGAGATACGGCAGTAGAGTATACGTTGAATTGACCAGATTTCCATATGCTTGATTATACGCATATCCCGAAATATCCGTGATGAATTCTGCCGTCAGGGTTGCATCGCCGGAAACCCGAATATAGACATTGCCGTCTGCCGGAGAGCCGGAAGGTGTGTAATCCTCGGTATCCACCAGATACAAATTCCCACCATGATTGATATACGAACCCTGTTTGATATCGGGCGCATCCGTACCTGTTGGGTCGGTCAAAATGAAAGATTGGTTGTTCACTTGGTTGATGAACCCGATCAAATGATTGTTTTGCGCTTCGTAATCGCTGACCGCTGTTGGAACGCTGTTTGGTGCCGTAACTTTGGTAATCGCCATGATTCCTCCTTTAATTCACTTCTCGGAACGAAAAAGCTATCGTATCGCCATCTTCTGGATGATGTGTGATTTCCAGACCGCTTGCGAAGACCCCGTAGAGAGGCTCAAATGCTAAAGGAGTGTCTTCCCACAAATCCAGGAAAAACGGGACGATATTCGAACACTCGTAGAAAGCCTCTTCCAAAGCTTGCCGTTGGGTATAACTCAAGTCTGGAATGGTGATTTTACCAGACCTCGTTACCGAACCTTTTCTTCCGCTTACTTGAGAATCGCTGGAGAATGTCGGCACATCGGAAGAATCAAGAGGGATATCTTGTTCTGCGGTTTTGTCGTTGGAAATTGAGCTTCCTAAAAACATGGCCCCGATATATATAGTATCCGGTGCCGAAACAGTAATCTCTGCCGAGTACACATCAGCTACAGTTCCGTTGGTCGGATTCGTTGTCCAAGTAGCCAGCGTTCCACCACCCGAGTCTTTTAAAACGCAGCTTACATTATCGACATTTGTGTAGAGCATGTAAAACGAATTTATCACTTTCGCTTCATCGAACGTAATAGTAATGACACTTGAGGTCACCGTGTCCACTGATTTATAGACATGCCGCTTCCACTTGTGATAGACATTGGAGATTGGATATGAAGCATCCTCGGAAGATGCCGTCATTGTTGCGGTTTTCAGTAAGTTATCATATGCCAATACCATAATTACCTCTCAATAAGTATATCATCTCTTGACGACTCGTGCATCTATCTTCCCGAACTGGCCTGCGTTGATTCCCTTCACCGTAGTTTCACCGATTTCCCGCCCATCGAGCATCAAAATCAAGTGAATCGGTGGTGATGTGGAAGAACCCTGTGGTTGGATGTTTATCCCTTCTTGTCTGGCTTGTTCGGCGATAGGGGCTGGAAGAATCATTTCATTCCTATGGACTACCGCTTGGGTATCCCTCGGAACCCTGATGGACCCCACATCGAAAGATGGAAGAGGAGTGGAAGCTATCGTGGCTAGTTGCAAGGCGCCAGTCCCTGCGGCAAGAGCCATCAAAACCGGATTCGGCATGGCCTCTATGACAGCCGATGCGGTATCTATCACAGCTTGGAAAGTGGATAAAACCTTCTGCCTTTTTGCCTCTTCAAGTTGAATCTTCTTTTTCTTCTCATCGTAATCTTGGAGGATTTTCAGCCGTTTCATTTCGGTAGTGAGTTCTTCTTGAGTGTCCAGATCCCTGAGCCTTACCGCTTCATCATACCGCTTTTGCAAGGATTCCATCTCGGTATCTTCGGAGAGTCCTTGGGTTTTGAGTTCCTCTTGCATCTGCTCATCCAAGAGCGCCAATCGCTTTTCGGTGATGGCTTCATAGAGTCCACCGAGTCCGGAAAAGATGCGAGAAAAACCATTGAGTTCTTGGGTTAGTTCGGAAAGACCGTCTTTGTTATCATCGACCCATTTTTCAAAAGCCGTCCGATTTTCTTCTATCTCCGGTGTGAGTCCACCGATATTCTGTGAAAGTTTTGCTATCTGTTCTTGAAGCTCTTGTATTTTTTCATCCATCGGGTCAAGACCGCTGGCTATCAGCGCTAGGATAGTGTCTTTGGTCAACCGAACAACCGAGGAAACATAATCGTTTTCATCACCAAAAACGGCAAGTTTATTGCTTGCATCGGTAAGTCCTTTAGAATACTCGACTAAAACTTCTTGGGTAGTCTTTGTGGACTGAGAAGATTCCTTGGTCGCCTCGGAAGATTCCTTGGTCGCCTCGGAAGCTTTATTGGTCGCCTCGACAAGTGGATTCAATTGGGAAACAAGATTTTTCACTTCTGCTGATTCGGGAGTCAGACCAGAGTCTATGAGTGCTTGGATTCCGTTCGTTAGGATGGATATCTGCGAGGCTTCGAGATCGTAAGAATCCCCCAAGGCTTTTTCGTATAAGACAGAGTTCTGTAAAGATGTGTTGACATTGTCAATGATAGCTTTTCTGGCTCCATCCTTCACCGTGACTTCTCCAGCGAGTCGAGCCGATTCTGCAAGAAGCACGTTTTGCCGTTCCCGAAGTTTTTCAAGGAGAAGTTCCGATTCTCTGGTTTTCCCGTATTGCTCAAGAAGCTTTATTTGAGCCGATATAACTTCTTGGGAAGCATTTTCGTATTGTTTGTATTGCTCATTGGCGAATTCCATCGCTTCTTTTTCGATATTCAGCTCATCGACAACAGCCATAACGGAATCATAGAATTTCTTATTCGTCACAGCATATTTATCAATCTTGATAGTACCGTCAGATACCAGAACGGCAATATCCCTCATCGCCGTACCATAACCTTCGGTCAGTTGATTGAGTTCTTTTTGGGCATTGGAAACATCAGTGATAATGTCTGCTGATTCAATTTGGCGTTCATTATTGTCCATATCGAGAGTAGCTAAAATAGTCTGCAACTCTATTTTTTGTCTGGTTACATCGACACCTTCTTTATTGCCAAGATTTATTGATTTCTGGAGTTCCTTGATCCTGTCTTGAGCTTTTACAGAATCATTCACGGCAAGAGCAAAGGCATCCTGCCTGATGTTCATTTCTTCCAGCCTCAATGATGCCTCTTTGATTCTTTCACTGTCTTTCTTATATGCTTCTGCGGTCATCAAAACAGTCTGTTCCAAGGATGCGCTTTGAGTTTCCTTGAGAACGGAAAGTCTTGCACGTTCGATATCGGTCAAGGTCTTGGTAGGGTCGAGAAGTTGTGCTAGGGTGGATTTGTATAAAGAGTTTTGGGTAGTCAGAGTTCTAGTTTGTTTCTCCAAAGAGGTAGTTTGTTTTGTCTGACCAAGCATACCATCAGTGACACTTAAAAGAGCCGTGATGATCGGAGCAAGTGCTTGATTCCTGGCGGCTATGAACGCTCGTTTGAGCGAGTCAATATTATCGCCCAAACGAACACCTTTGTTCACTAGTTCGTCTTCGTAGACCAATCCGAGTTCATGAGCCTGATTCTTCAAGGCCTCAAGGCCTTCTTTCGAGGTATTCAAAGCAGGGGCCAACTCGGTAGCGCTCCTACCCAATAAGGCTGAGGCCGTAGCGGTTCTTTGGGTTTGGTCTTGCATCCCTGCCAAAGCGAAAAATACTTCGTTGAAGAGTGTTTCTTGGTCTTTCAATTTTCCGTTTGCATCAGTGACACTTATTCCCAATCTGTCAAACTCATCGGAATATTGTTTTGTACCTTGCATCGCTTCGGCGGCAGCATTGGATAGGGTTTTTAAAGACATTTGGAGATCGTCTACAGAGGCTCCAGATTGGCCAAGGATAAAATCCCATTCCTGATAAGCAGTCCTTGATAGTCCTATCTTCTGGGACATTTTATCGACCGTGTCCAAAGCCGTGACAGCCTGTTTGGTGAAGTCTGCCAGCTTTTTGATGCCCATTGCGACAGCACCAGCCGAGAGTCCAGCGAGAGCCAAGGAAGCGGCCTTCGAAAATCCGGTGAAAGCCTTGTTAGAGTTGGTCATGGTCTTTTCAAAACCGCTGGAATCTCCGGTGATTTTATATACTAACTGGTCGATTATTCTCATGTTTGCCCTCTAACAACTCGGTTCGTGAAATCTCTTGGAGTGACGGAAATTTTCTGTTTCAAAATATACTTGTTCCATATCTCTGAATCGATAAAAGCACCGCTGTCCTCCAAGTCCTGCAGGTCTAACTTAAACCAGAATTCCTCCTTGGATGCAACGATGCCTTTACTTTTCATAGCCCAATACAACTTGTCGAAATCGATATCTTTTAGACTTTTGCTACCTGTTGTTTTTTTTTACCCTTTGCATCCTTGGCTATCGAAGTGGTGATGAATTCGACCATGCCCTCGTAATCGGAATACTTTTCCCAAAAATCTTTCTTGAATTCATACCCATTGGCTTCAAGAATGTCCTGCATGATATCGTAAAGAATCGAAGCCTGTTTCTCCAAATCGCCATCAGCTTGATCGTGTTGCAAGATAAGATAATGAGCATGGACAGGAACAATCCTGATTTCAAACCGTTCCCGCCCAATTTCAAATACCTCCAGATTCCGGTTCACCCCTATTTTCATTTCTTCCCCCTAGATGATCCATTAGACGGTTTCGTGGAACAATTTGAGCAATCTGAAACCATTGGCATAATCCGGTTCAGCAGTGAACGATACAGTGAGTTCGTTGACCCCATCCTCGTTCGCACCCTTGAAGTTGAAACTCGAGCCAGCGTCAATGAGAGCGTTGTAGAGGACAAATTGCCAATCGATGGATTTATAGGCATTGACAATCGTTCCAGTGAGAGCGGTCTTTGCCGCCGCCAAATCCGCATACGTCCCGGTGGCAACAATGAAATACAAATTTGTGGCATCGGTATAAAAATGTCCAGCGCTCCCTGCGGCATTCTTGTCGGAAACGTGGACCTCGTGTTTTCCATCTATATCCACATATCCATCAATCGCTGTCGTCCATACCAGAGAGGTGGTGAAGACACTCTTGGCTACGGTGATATAGTCGTTGACCGTATCCGCATCAAGAGCCGTGATATCGTCAGCTATGAGAGCATGGGCATCCACTTCATCGAAATGGCTCATCTTCAGAGAAGAGGCCGTCATGTCAACCATGTGTGTCCCGTTGTAGTCCAAGTCCACCCCAGAACCTTCTGCAGTTGCCGCAGTGATTCCGTTGAAAAGCTTGTTGAAGGTTCTATTGGAGAAATTCCAGAGGGCTGATGGACTCAGTTGGAACCGGAAGTTTTTGGCTTTCCGAAAAGCCTGTTCGTAGTTTCCAGCATCGAGCTGGACGATATCATACGAGAGAGAACCAGTAGCACCCCCGGCCACCATCCCCAAATCCTCGTACCCATCGCCTATGTCTACAGAAAGTCTGAAACCGTCAGGAAACCGAAAAGTCTTTGCCGCTGTTTGGTTAGGCATATTCCCTCCTTAAGTCAATTGGAAGAGCTTCATCAGCTTGTACGAGTCGGCAGGATCGGGCTTCCCGGTGAAAGATACCGTGATCTCATCGAGTCCATCCTCATTGACACCCTTGAAGTTGAAAGAGGCTCCGGCATCGATTTCCGCATTGTACAGAGTTAACTGCCAATCTTCGGTGGTAAGCCCTGCATCAGTGTAGTGTGTCATCCTGAGCTGGACAGCAGAAAGAGTCACATGATGGTCGGTGCCAGCGAAATCCAAGTCGGTTCCAACACCGGGGTCGGTTGCGGCACTTGAAGTGAGGATCCCGGTAAAGAGCTTTGCAATGACAGCCGGGTCCCAGTTCCAAATGGCGCTCGGAGCAAGGGCAACGGTAAAATTTTTGGCCTTCCTGATGAGTCCGAGATAGTTCCCGGCATCGACCTCGATTTTGTCCCAGTTGATCGTGACCGTAGCACCAGCGGCTACGATTCCCACATCAGTCCACGCCACACCAGCGTTGGTGGATATTTCAAGAGCAAATCCATCAGGGAATTGGTAATTAGTTTGAGCAGTTTGCCTCGGCATAATTTTCTCCTATAAGGAATTTCCTATCCTGATATCGACAGGGCAATTCCAACAATTTTCTTCCTCAAGTATAGCATTATTTACCCGAGAGCGCAAATAGACTACACTTCCGCTATAATCGTCAAAAACCCTGTTCGTGGCGTTGTATACCAATTTTGCTAGGGCTTCTGCATCTTGTTCATTTGTCTGCCTGCAATTAACCGTGTAAGTGATTTCGTTGTAATCTCCTGAACCCACTGGAGAGTTTCGATAAATTTGCAAAGTTTTATTTAAATCTTGATACAATGCCGGAAGCATCCGACCAGAAAAGATGGCCGGATATGTGGTTGTACCCACAACAAAGGTATCAAGTTTGTTAGTTATTGCGGTTATGTTCTGGAAAATGTCCACCAAAACTGAATATCCGAAAGTTTGGTTCATTTTGCCTCCATGTTCTTCAAGGTTATCTTCCTGAGTTGAAGCTCATTGGTCATCGCCTGTCGTGAAAACCTTGTGAAGATATCAGCTAACTCTTTCTTCTGGATAACGATTTCTTCGGCTGGCCTGAGGAATGGTTGGGCTGGCTGGTATTTTGTCCCGAACTCTTGGAATATGGCGTGATCGGAACTTGTCCCTGCAAACACTTCGTCTTTTTGTATCCCGGAAACATCGAGAGGTTTGCCCTTTTCACCTTCACTGTCATTGAGCAGAAGATTCTCCCTCTTGGGTGATGTTGCACTTAAGGAGTTCCTGAGTTGCCCGGTATCGACCGGAGCTAGGAGTTTTGCTTGGGCCACGAGTTCAGCACCCAACGCAAGGTTTGACTTGGAAGTAACATTCTTCACAATAGTGAGCGGTTCTGCTGTGAATCTGTCCACTTGTACTTTCATCACAAGACTCCATAGAAGTCACCCAAGACTTCCGCATCCAAGGGAATGACCGAAGAGCTATCAGGAGCTTCGGTTTTCTTCAAGCCAACAATAAAAACTAGATGGGCATACAAAACGTCATCAGGATATATGACTTTGAACCATTCCGTTCCGTAAAGAACCAAGTCCGACTTTTCCGGCGGTGTTTCGCATACCATGATCAAATCGCACTCGTCCCAAATCTTGTCCCTCAAGATGCTTTGCAAAGCACTTTTTTGATATATCCAGACTGAAAGCGTTTCTGACAGTTCGAAGGTAGTTGTCAAAAAACCATCGGTCGGACTGTAGGTGGCGTTCTCCGAGTAGGTATAGATGGTCTGTTGTGGAAAATGACTATCCTTGAAGTAATCTAACATCACACCCTCTGGAATGGCGAACCAAGGTCTTTCATGAGGTCTGCTGGATACCCCGTCCGTTGGTCGATATTCGTTGCAAATGTTATAGAAACAACGCCCATGGTTTTAGATTGCACCTTTTCCCAGTCATTATTTGTGTTTAATTTGGAAATCTTAAACCAAACCATCTTTGACAAAGTAAACCACATCCCAATATCGATTGATGTAAAAAGATACGTCCCACTGGCTATTGCGGTAGTGCTTAATGTTGCGACCAAAGTTTCTTCATCGAAAGCTGTAACATACGTCCCTTCGGAGAAGCACACCGAATCGATAACACGCCCAACTTCGATAGGATGGTCAACTGGCTTCACATTGATTCCGTCTTCGCTATAAAGTGTTATGTCCGCACTTCCGGAAGTTATGGTGGCGTAGACCTTCTCATGAAAAGAGTGGTTCAAAATTCGTCTTACATCGGCCTCAACAATGGGAATCATTAAAGAGATTTGAGCGTCATAAGTCGTTCCGGTTATCCCGAGATAGGCCTTCACTTGACTGAGCGTGATCATGAATATTCTCCTAAGGTTTCAGCAAATAAGGCAGAATAAATGTTCCCTTTTACGGTTTCATTGTCCAGGTAGGACGTGGAAACAACCGCATCTCCGGATACGCTCAAAGTCCCTTCATTGAGTTGGGTCAATCGCTCTATCGTCATGATGCGGCCTCCAAAATCTATCAGGGATTCGCAGTAAATTTCGCCCACACTTCGTAATTGCCAGTGGAACCAGCGACCCATCCGGTAGCGGGATTGTTGAACGCCATGTCGGAGAACCAGCCATCGAACGTATATCCGTCTTTGGTCGGGTCTAGGAAAGCAACAGCGTCCTCGATGGTATACTTTGCCGGGTTGCCAGCGTTGTTCGTCCCACCGTCAAGGTTGTAAGTAATGTCGTATTCGATGGGAACGTACTTTGGATAGACTGTGGTGTTCGCTTCAATCTTTACGATATCTGCGGCTTCGACTTCATCCAGAAGAGTCGCCTCATCGAAGAACCACCCGGCTAAATCGTACCCCTCGTAAGTATGCGTGGCCAAAACCCCGTAAGCAGAATCATAGGTGACCGTCTTCGAGGCAGGATCCACAGCAGAAGCATCGCCTTTATCAAAAGTCAAAGTGAAGGTGATCGGAGTGTAGTTCCCCAAGACTTTCAGATGCCATTCGTCATCGTAGTAGACAAAGTAATCCCCAGTATCAACATAGTACAACTCATCGCCGGAATTCGCTTCGGTCGGTTTCGTGTCCGTAGAAGCTATGTAAAAGACAGTGTGCAATCGGGTTACGATAGTGTCCACATCGGTCTTTATGAGATTAACATCGGTTTTAATCGTCCCGACATCGGTTTTAATCGTCTCGACATCGGTTGCCATTCCGCTTAAAGTCGTCTGGGTCGGTAGAGTCGTTGCAAGAGTTTCTAAGATTGCCGTTCTTCGTGCTTCACCCATAATTTTCTCCTTATTTTCTCAT